AACTGAGCGACGAGCACAGTTGGCGCTTCGTCCGGCGGGCGATTGTATCGGAGGTGCGCTGATGCGCGCGGTGCTGGATATGGCGAAGCTGCTGGAAATCGAGCGCAATATGCCGGGGCGCGTCGAGACGATGATGGCGGAGCTGGCGTTTACCTGCGTGGGTGAGGCGGTCGACAACTTCAGCACCACGTCACCCTCCCCCGCAGGTGAGCCGCCGGGCATCGACACGGGTACGCTGAAGAATGCCGTCAATGCCCAGCCTGCGGGGCCGATGGCCTGGGAGGTCAACGACGGGACGGATTACGGCGTGCACCAGGAATATGGCACCCGCAAGATGCCCGCGCGCCCGTGGATGCTACCTGCCTTCGAGCGGGCCGTGGCCACTATCGACAAAGACATGCTGCTTGAGGTGATCGCGGATGAGTAGCACACTACCCGCCATGGAGGCGGCTCTGTACAGCACGCTCGGGCAGAACGCGAGCGTCGCGTCGTATATCGGGGGCACGGCGGCGCCGCGGCTGTACAACCTCATGGCACCCAGCGGCGCGGCCCGCCCGCACATCATTTTCTACCTGGGCTCGGGCCTGGTGTCCAACACGTCGCCGCGGGACGACATGAACGACGTGTACCGGGTGGAGGCGGTGGCCGAAACGCGCGGGGGCGCGGAGACGCTGAGCGGCGCGATTTACACCGCGCTGCATGGGCAGGAGCTGACGATCACGGGCTGGTCCAACTACCTGCTACAAGCGGAGCGCAAGACGACGATTGTCGAGACCGCTGAGGGGCGCCAATACTGGCGATACATCGTTGATTACCGCATTCGTGCGGATAAGAGCTAAGTGAGAAGGAGCGCAACATGACAGTTGCTAATCGGTATACAGGCAAGAACCTGTATGTGGCCTTTGCGGGGCAGGATTTGTCGGGCGACTTTACCGCGTGGGAAGTTACCCGCACGTCCGACACCGCGGATGTCACAGCAGGCAGTGAGGACGCGCGGTCGTATTTGGCCACGCTGAAAGATGCGACGTTCCGCTTGGAGCGGTTCGACACCGCCACGGGCGGCAGCGCGGTCATGGCTGCGTTGACCGAGGGGGCCAGCGGCACGGTGGAATATGGGCCGCAGGGCACCGCCTCCGGCAAGCCGAAGTACAGCGCCGTCGCCATCGTGACCAATGTGAGTGTCAGCTACCCGTTCGCGAATGCCGTCGTGGTAACGGCGGATTTCCAGCGCAGCGGTGACTGGATCAACCACTACGAGGACCTGGGCAGCACCTACTAGGAGGGCTAGATGCCAAAGACAGACAGCGGCAATGAGTGGACTATTGACCTGAGCGCCTGGCAGACGATGGAGCCGATCATGGCGTGGCAGGATGCTGCGCGGGCGGGCGACTTTCGCACGATGGCAAAAATCATGACGGAAGTCGTCAAGGCGTGGCCATTCGAAGCCGATCCGGCAGACCCGGACGCATATCGGAGCGAAATCACGCCGCAGCAGTTTAAGACAGCGGCGGAAAGAATGGGCGAGAAGGTCACCGCTTTTTTTCGAGACGAGGGCTGACCAAATCGCGCAAACGGTCTACCTCGCGGAGAAGTTCGGCGCGACGGCGGAACCGGCGATCATGAACCGAATCAATAGAGTCCGGCTGGCGATGCTCACCGGCTGGACTCTGGAATACATCGACGATCTGGACCCGTTCACGCTAAACGATTTTATCGGCGTGCTCAGGGGTGACAAGGTGGTAGGCGGACGATGACAACCGTTGTCGCATCACTGGTTGCACAATTCGGCGCAGACATCAGCGGTTATAAACAGGGGTCGGCTGAGGTCAAGCGTGACATGGGCGATTTGTCACGGCGCGTAGGAGATCGAGTCGCCAAAATAGGCGATACATTTTCCGGTGTGGGAAGGAATATTGGCGTGGTCGCGGCCCCGCTGGGCTTGGCGCTGGGTGTGACGGTCAAGAGTGCCATCCAGTTTGACACAGCGATGACGAACGTTCAGGCCGTACTGGGCGCCACAAACGACGAAATGCGCGACATCAACGCGCAGGTTCTGGCCCTGGGGCGAACGAGCATCGCCGGGCCGCAAGCCGCCGCCGAAGCGTTCTATGACATTGTGTCGGGCGTCGCAGATTCATCGACGCATTTTGCCATTCTGGAAGCGTCGATGAAGACCGCCGAAGCGGGGGCCGCGGATTTGGGTGCCACAACCAGCGCGATGGTCGCCATCATGAACTCTTACGGATTTGCTGCTGAAGAGGCCGTGATGGTGAGCGATGTGCTGACGCGCACAGTGGGCATGGGCGTGCTCACGATGGACGAGTTGGCATCAGCGATGCCGAACGTGACCGGTCTGGCTGCCTCCATGGGCGTTGAGTTTGACGAGTTGGGCGGCATGATGGCGCTCATCACAACCAAGGGGTTCAGCGCGGCGACGGCCTCAACGCAAATCCGGGCCGCGATGGTGGCGCTCATCAAGCCCACGACCGATATGAAGGTCGCATTCCGCGAGTTGGGCGTTGAAACAGGCGAGGAATTGGTCGCCAAGTTCGGCGGCTTGCAGGGCGCACTGGTTGCTGTGGCGGGCACCCAGGCGTATGCCACCAAGGGCGCGGGCGCGCTGTTCGGAAGCGTTGAGGCGCTAGGGGGCGTTATTACCCTGACTGACGAATCGGCGGCGGGTTTTCTGGATGATTTTGTTGCGGGCGTTGAGGGGGCTACGGACGCTGCGCGGGCCATTCAGCTAGAGGGCGCGGCAGCACAGATGGCACTGCTCAAGAGTGAAGTCAGCGCCGTGGCGATTGAGATTGGCACTGTGCTGCTACCCATGTTTCGCGAGGGCGTGACATCACTTCGCCCGCTCGTGGCAGAGTTTGGTGCGTTTGCCGCCGCCCATCCGGAAGTTATTCAACAAGTCGGACTTCTCACCGTGGGGTTGATGGGGCTGTCAACCACGCTGATGGCGCTGGGCCCCGTACTAAAAGTCGCCGGGGTCCTGATTGGCGCGCTTAATCTCCCGATTCTGGTGGGCATTGGATTGGTTGCGGCCTATGCCAGTAATTTTGGTGGATTGCGGGATGCCATCAATCAGGCAGGAGATGGTATCCGAACAGGGAATTTCACAATGGCGCTCGACGGCATTATCGACGCCCTGGCCGCGATTCCGATGGGGATTGCCGAGATGGTGGGTAGCGCGGCGGGCATAGATGTTCCCGGCGGACTAAAGGCATGGGTCAACATACTCAGCATGATACAGGCGGGATTCCAGTGGATTATTCAGAATCCGGCGGAGGCGTTCAAGGAGCTGTACTTCGAAGTGCCCGGTGGCCTAAATGACTTCCTGAGCGTGCTGGATACCATCATAGGTGCCCTGACCTGGATCAATGATGCCGTGCCCAAGATACCCGGCGTATTACTCGGCGGGGCCGGTACCCTTGAGGGGGGCGAAACGCGCGAAGAATTTACAGAAAGCGGTGGGCGCGATGCGGCATCCAGAAACGCCTACAATATCTTCCAGCAGACGCGGGCAGCAGGCGGCGTGGCCCTGGGCGGCGTGCCCACCTGGGTGGGTGAGCGCGGCCCGGAACTGTTCATCCCGTCGCACACAGGCAGCATCATCCCCGCGCATCGATCGAATGGCGGGGCAGGGGGCGGGCTAACCATCACCATTAGCGAAGTGCATCTGCATGGCGTCCAGAACCCGGCGCAGATGCTTGACTCGTTGGAGCGCATGGCGTTCCGGCGGAACCAGAGGGTGCAGCAGCCAGCATGATTGCCTACAAGGTGTACGTGGATTTTGATAACGATGGCTCGTTTGCGACCGCAGGCGATGACATCACAGACTACGTGACCTCGCTTCAGGCATCCCTCGGCATGGAGGACGAACAGGCGCATGTGGCGACGGTCGGCTTCTGCCAAGTGGCGCTGAACAATGCCAGCAAGGCATTCTCGCCCGAGTACAGCGCTGGGACGTACTATGGCAAACTGCTGCCCCGACTGCCATTTAAAGTGGACGTGGTTGAGGACGGCAATACCTGGACCCTGTTTCGCGGCGTCACGGCGCGCTGGTACGCGCAGTCCGGCAAGTTTGGCCCGCGCACGGCCACCCTGGAGGCCGAATGTCTGTTGAGCGTGCCACAGAATTATGACGTGTCGCTGCCCTTGCAACTGAATACGGTCGCGGATGACCTGCTCAAGCTAGTGGGATCGGCGGCGTTCAACACCGCGCGCGCCACCGGTCATATCGCGTTCGCGGGCAACGTCTCCAACAACGACACGGTAACCGTCGGGGATGTAACGTATACGTTCAAGACGGCGCTGACGTCGCCGGAAGAAGCGGGTGAGGTGCTGATTGGCGCTGATGCCGAATCCAGCGCAGCAAATCTGATCGCCGCCATCAATGGCGAGGAGGGCGCGGGCACGACGTACAGCACAGGTACCGAGCGCGCGGACGTGGCGACGGCCAGTCCGGATGGAGAAGCATTGTCTATCCCGACCGCCGGTGTGGCTCAAGGGTTTGCCGTGGGGCGCTGGCCGGACAACGACAATCTGTACTACGAAGGCCAGTCGTTTACGCTGGAGACCGGCGGCTTGCTGTCGGAGTTCGCCCTCTGGTTCGGCAACCGCGGCGGGTCACCAGTGGGCACCATGACCTGGAAGATTTTCGTCTTCGACCCCGACGCGGGGGAGACGGTGGGCGCGGCGCTGGAAACGGGAACGTTCACACCAACTACGCCGGAGCCCGTCTGGAATACTGTCGCGGCGGCAGGCACGACCTACCTGGAACCGGGTGTTTATAAACTCGAGCTGGAGACCACCGTCGACCAGGCGAGCGGCGATTACTGGAACGTCCTGGCGTCGGACGGCGCGGCGGGGGACGTGTATGAGGATGGTACGTTCTGGCAACTCCAGGCCGACCCACTCGATGAGTGGGGTGAATGGGTTGGGCAGGACCTGACGATGACGCTCACCTGCGCCTTCCAGCGCGTGTACCTGACCGCCAACGCACGCGGGGCGTGGGGCAATGCTATCGCCCTGGCGGCGTCGGGCGCGAACCTGTCAGTGAGCGGCGCCGCCCTGTCCGGTGGCGTGGATGGTCCGGCGGGTCTGTTTTCCTACGAGGCCGGTTTGCAGACGTTCCCCTATGCCGCGGACAACTGGCAGGGGGAGAACACCAACGGGCTGCGCGCGATAGAGGAGGCTGTCACCAGCGAGTGGGGGTATCTGTGGTCCGCGCGAGATGGCACGCTGACATTCAAGAATCGGGACTGGATATTCAAGCGACAGCTGGAAGCCGCCGCGATGGCATTCGACAACGAGCCGAACATGATTGATGGCAGTGTGGACACATTTGACATCGTCAACAATGTATCGGTGAGCTATGCGCCACGGAGGGTGGCGGCGACGGCTGTCGTTGCGCGCGCCACGGACGGCATCCGCGTTCTGGGCAAGCGGGCTATACGGCGACGGAACTCGTCCGATCCATATATAGGCGACGTGATTACCCTGCCGTTCGTAGACCCCGAGGGCGGGCGAACTGTGGCAGCAAAAGACCTGATTCACCCCGTTCCCGGCACCGATTACCGGGTAACGCGCGGCGGGCAGGGACTAACCGCCGATTTGTCGTCCGAGGGCTACGTCACCTGTACCCTGGCACGAAACGCCAACGACGTCGAGGTGACGTTCCAAAACACGGCTAAGCTAACGTACTGGGTATGGGATTTCCAAATTCGGGGTGCCGCCGTCCTGACCTATAACCGGATGCAATCAGCCCGCGATAGTGAGGCCAGCGTCGCGGCTTACGGACGGCGCAAGATGGACGTAGAGTTGCCACTGTATTCGACGCACGCTCTCGCCGAATCGATTGCGGATTATCTGGTGCTGCGCTATGCAACGCCTGTATACCGCGTGCCACAAATCGCGCTGCGGGGGCGCACGATATTCGGCGGGGTGAACATTTACAGCGTGGAAATTGGCGACATGATTGAAGTCACCGATGACCAAACGGGATTAGACAGCGCACGGTTCGTGATCATTGGCTATACCGCGCTGCTGGAGCGGGGCGGCTATCACGAATTGAATTGGACGGTTCGGCGCCTGGATGACCGGAATTTCTTCATCCTGGACGACCCTGTCTATAGCAAACTCGATGGCACGAATTATCTGACGATATGAGGCAGCAATGGCCTGGAAAACACCAAAAACCTGGAGCGTAAGCGATGCGCTGGGCGCGGCGGCGCTAAATGAGGAACTGCGCGACAATCTGGAACACCTGTATGGCAACCTGCCCGCGCGCGCCACGATGTGGCACGACGAAGCGACCGTCACGACGGGCAACGCGCTGACGACGGCGGCGGCCTCAACGCAGTTGTACAACGGCTGGGCGTTCCAGAGCGCCAGCGCGAACGGCGACACGTTCACGCACGGCTTTATGGTGGCTGAGGGGACGTACACACTCTACATCCTGGGGCGCCACCACACCAGCGCGGGGCGGGTGGACTGGTACATAGACGACGTACTGATCGCCAGCGCGCAAGACTGGTACGCGGGCAGCACGGCGCCGAACATCACCAAGACAGTTTCTAGCATCACCATCAGCGAGGGCGGATGGCACGTCCTGAAGGGCACCATCAACGGCAAGAACGCGTCATCCAGTGGCTACGATATGTACCTGACCAAGTACTGGCTGAAGCAGGCGAGCGACTAAACCCCCGCCGCGCGGGCGCTAGGGCCGACCGCGCAGCAGGGGCACCGTGAGTATAGCACAGGCCCGGATGTGGGGAAATCATGCCGGAAATACCAGACAGCATCGCGCTGGTCATCATTTGGGGACTCGTGCGAGTCATCGAAAAAGGGTTGGACCTGTTTGCGGGCTGGCGCAAGGACGACGCGCAGACGGACAAAATCAGCGCCGCACGCGAGTCGCAGTTGATGCAGATGGTGCAGACCATGCTGGACTCGACGCTGTCCGCGCAGCACGTGCGCTACACCGAGTTCGTGCGCGAGGTGCAAACCGGGTTTGATAAGTTGACCGAGAAAATTCAGGTCACCTTCACGAACGCGCTGACCGAACTGGTGGACCAGATGTCAATAAGGATGTCAGCCGTGACCGAACAGCGCAACACAAAACTCGACAGCATCCAGGCGGACGTGCGCGCTGTGCCGGGGCACGTCAAGACAGATACCGACACACAGTTTGACAGCGTGCGCGCGCTGGTGGCGAAGGCCGTGGGCGACCTGGGCGCGGACCTCAAGCGCGAGTTACAGCAGACGGCAGAGAAGCAGCTGACGGCGCAGCAGGTGGAAGGCGTCATCGACCGGACGCTGATGCACCGTCTGCTGGACCTGTCCGCGAAACTGGACGCCCTGGCACTGGTGCGCGGGGAGGCGACCGACACGCACACCGCCGCCGCCGCGCCGGAAGCGGGCGAGGGCGCGGACGACCAGAAGACGACGCAAGACGGGTAACCGGGGCGGGGGCGCACATGCCGACCTATGTGTTCGGCCTTAGCGATGTCAAAATTTACACGGGATGGTCTGCCACGGCGGGCACCTACGACCAGGTAGCCGAGATCGAGTCGGCGCAGATGCTGGTGACGGACCTCGTCATGCAGCAGGCGCAGTTGGAAGGCGACGACCATATTACTGACATCGTATCGCGGGTTACGTCGGTTAGCTTTCGTGTGCGCTTTGGGTTCCGTGACCTGGACGTGATCAGCCTGATCACCGGGGCCACGTTGGCGGAGTCGGACACGTTCGATAGCCTAACGTTCGGGCGCGATACGCTGAGTGAGTTCTCGCTGTGGGGCATGGCAGACGGGACCGGGGAATCGGGCCAACACTTAGAGATATGGATTCCGCGCTGCAAGCTGTTAGATGGCTTCGGCGTCACGATGGAAAAGGGCACATACGTCACGCCGGAACTAGAGGGCGTGGGACTGTACGACATAGAGGAGGAAACAGCGATGACGATGCGACAGATGCTCACGCTGGGCGTGCCGGTGGGCGGGGGTGGGGGGCTTGCCGCGCTGCGCGCCACATTTTCGGGAGCAGGGGATACCGTCGCGTTATTTCGTGAGGATGTTAGCGGAGACGCCATTGATCCGTCCTATTATCTCGCGCAGCATATCGGTGACCAGCGTTATTGGTGCATCGAACTCAAGCAGATTGAAGACGCTGGGGGGCGTACTATCTCATCCTGGCGCAGGGGCCAAATTCGCCGTCCGGTCCTGTCGGTGAGCCAAGACGATGCAGCAGTTACGCTCTCAGGGACCTGGGTCAGTGCGAACGATGCGGGAGCCTATGGTGGAAATTATGCCCGGTCCGCCACCACCACTGATTACGCTGAGTATACAACACCCGCTGACACGATTTCGGTGGGGGTGTTTACGTATCCGGTGACCAATGCGGGCCTTGCACTGGTGTCCATTGATGGCGACACGACGACGGCAACCAACCTGCCAACAGCGCAAGACGTAGTGGACGACGGGACGTTTCCCGACTCCATTCTGATCGCCAACGGCGGCACGCTCAACCCGACCGACCGCGTGCTGGATGGATATGCTATAGGAACCTATGTCCAAAAGCATTATCCATTGATTTTGGCTGACGATCTGACCCCCGGTGCGCATACCGTGCGTCTTACTGTGACCGGATATAAACGCGCTGCGTCATCAGATGTGCGGGTTTATGTCTGCGGCCTTTGCTATCGACTAAGCACAACACAACTCACTGACGCAAACGCAATGTTGGCGGTGCTGCTTAATCTCGACACCGGCCTTTCGGCGTTTGAGTATGCGTTCAACATAAACGGCGGGTCGAGTAGCGTCTTTGTTGGAAATTGTGCTCACGGTTATGACGGCGAAAGCGAGATTGTCTACAAGGTGGATGGCGTCACGCAAGCGCCTGACAATTTCGACTATATCGCGGGGTCATTGATCACAGTTAATCGGCTGTCCAATCTCTACCACCCTGACATTGATGGCGGGACAACCCCGGTTGCATCAGTGGACCTGACATATACGGTTCATCCCACGTCCGGGATCACCGTGACACACACGATTACATGGTTGGCGAACGTCTCAGGCACGAACTGTTACCCACATATGTTTCCACTATCCGGCGCAGTATTCACCAAAGGCGGCAATTTCGACGCCGCCACCGCTGATGTGTTACTGGATAGCGATGACAGTAGTCGAGTCTGCAACGCGCCAAGCCGCGCCGTGTACGCGTGGCAAACAGGCGGACACTACGCGGCGCTGTTGTCTATCGATAATCTTATACCAGTTAACGACTGGCTAGATTCTGGCGGTGTCACGTTCTGGATCGAAGATCGAACCGGGGGGAGCATTAACAAAATCTACCTGACGCGCATCGGCGCCACAAGTAAAAATATTGCCAACACTGAGACATGGCAAGGTAACGCGAACTATCGAGTGGCTTATCTGGACGATCCGGACGCGACATTAGCAAAGGCGTGACATACTCCCCACGGCTAAAGCCGGGGGTTTCCGGCGAGTATTTTCGATAAATAGCGGCCCCGCGCCGCAGGAGGCACAAGCACAATGGACCTGGAAACGACGCAACTGGAAGGCTGGCTGGAACTGCTGATTAACTTCGGCATCCCGGCCATCGGCACCCTCGTCGGCGTGCTGCTGCTGTGGATTGGCGGCACCGAACTCGCGGCGCGCGTGCGAACGACGGCGCAAGCCGCACGCAAGTACGTTGATGAACCAGACGACTTCATCATCGTCGCCATCGACGGGGCGGGGGAATGGATGCTGCATCGCACGCTGGACGCGGCCATCATCTCGCGCCTGTTGACGGCCACGGTAGACGCCATCGGCAAGCCGCCGCAAGAGGTAGCCATCGGTGACACGCCTAAATAGCGCGCTGGCGCTGCTGCTGGTCGTCCTGGTCGCCGCCGTCGTCGCGCTGTCGGTCGTGCCCGCGCGCGCGCAGGACCGCAGCAGCACGCCCGCTGGCAACGCCACGCCCGACGCGAGTGAGGAGTGGATACCGCTTGGCATCCTGGAACGGAACGTTACCACTGGCGTCCTGCGCCTGCGTCCGTTGGACGCGCCGACGCCTGTCCCGCCGACTGGCACGCCGACAGCAACGCCGACGCCCACGCCCACCGCCAGCCCGACGCCCACGCCCACCGCCACGCCGGGGCAGGGGGAACCAACGCAAGAGACGACGCCGCCGCCTACACCACCGCCAAGCACTGACATCCCGCGCGTCTGCGAAGGCGGCGTGGCTGTATCGGCGCTGCGCGTTCGTGCCGACCACAGCACCAGCGCCGCGCAGGTCGGGACACTGTACATCGGTCAGCGCGTGGTCATCGAGCGCATGTACGTCATCAGCGACGCCGTGAACGAGTGGGCCTATGTGCGCGGGGAAGGCGTGGCGGGGTGGGTGGCGAGCTACTACAACAGCGAGCGCTATCTCGTGTGGGACGATGCGGCGGAGGAATGCTACCCGCCCGATATGCCCGTCGAATGGGAGGTGCCGCCGCCGTCAACGCCCGGCCCTTTTGACGGCGACACGCTGAGTGGGCTGCACTTCGCCTGGTACTCCGACCACGCCAAAGCCGCGCAGACCGCGCCGCTGGTGGGCATGGCGAAATGCTTGACCTTGACCGGTTCCATGTGCGACACCATGCGCGCGGCCAATCCCGCCATCGTGACCATCTACCGCGACTACCGCAGCGAGTGCCCCAGCCGCGACCAGGTGTACAACGACGCGGCGGGCTACTACGCCC